ATAATAGCTAAATCTTCTGAGGGTCCTTAGCTCAGCTGGTAGAGCACCGCACTTTTAATGCGATTGTCGCGAGTTCGAATCTCGCAGGACCCACCACAGAAGACCAAGTAAAACAAAGCGTTAGATTAAAAGATGCCCTCACCAAGAGGGCTTTTTTTTGCCTAAAATTTAATTCTTTCCACATTCTTTCCACTTTTTTTTATTTTATTTTAAACAAGGCGATAGGATTTAAGGTTTTAGCCTGTTCCAAAAAATCAATTGATAAATGTGCATAGCGCATCGTTACATTAAGACTAGAATGCCCGAGCAATGTTTGCAAAGTCCGAATATTCCCACCATTCATCACAAAGTGACTAGCAAAGGTATGTCGTAATACATGAGCTGATTGACCAGGTAACGTATCTACAGCCGAACGCTCCAAAGCAGATCTAAAAGCAGAATAACAAGAATCAAAGGTTTTATTTATTTCCAGGTAACCTCTCAATAAATCAATCATTGACTGATCCAAAGGAACAAACCGAGAAAGACCATTTTTGGTGTCATGAAAAGTAACACCCCCAGCATTTAAAGATTTCTCAGTTATTGACTCAGCTTCAGACCAACGCGAACCAGAAGCAAGACAAAGCATGACAACATAATACAAGGAATTATTTTTACTTAAAGTGACACTTTTAAGGAGCTTCTCTATTTGTTCCTGGTCAAGATAACTCAGTTCTGTTTTTTTCTCTTTTATCTTACGAATGTTTAGCAGCTGCGAATCATAGTTAATAACACCCAATCTTTTTAATTCCCGAAACATTGCTTTTAGTGTTGAAAGTTCGCGATTTAAAGTAGCAGGCTTAAGGCCATTGGTAAGGCGATCAGAACGATAAGATGCATAATCATTAGCCGTTAATTCAAAAGCAATAGGATTTTTTAAAGCAACAGAAAAAGCCAACAATCTATTTTTAGTGTCTAACGAGGATTTTAAACTTTTACCATGCAGTTGATACCATTGGCCAATAAGCTCACCCAAGAGAGTAGTATCTTTTTTATGTGGTTCAAGACTACTTAATAAATTGTTTTGAAAGTAATTGGCCTCAGACTTAGATGAAAAAAGTCTCACAACACGCTTACCAGCAGAACCGAAAGGGCGACAATCTACTTGATATTTTCCATCCACCTTTTTAATACTCATAAAAACAAGTTTTTATCTGATAGAGTCAAGAAGCACGACCAACAAGCCGCCGCAAAGCAAGCCCCTTTTTTATAAGTTCAACCATTTCACCTTTAGAAATATGCCGTTCCTTATAATAACGAACCATATCATCAAAAAATGCTAAACGCTTAAGCTGCAAATATACTTCTTTCTCTGAAAAAGCCGGATTTCTTGCCATCACAGACAGCAAATTCCCTAAAATAGCCGTATAGTTTCTACCTATTGCGCTAACGTCTTCCTTTTTTTTTCGTTTAATTTCAATACCTGAATCAGGATTATAGAATACGCAATCTTGCATGAGGCATTGCCAAAACGTATCAATATAGTTTTCATCTTGCATTAAACGATTACGTTCTAAACCATAGCGCCATATCTCAGTTAAATACTCAGAAACTTGAAGAAAGGACTCTAATTCGACCCCAAGATGCTCACCCACTTCCCTAGTAATTTTATGATGGAAGCGCAATTCAACACGGGTGACGGTTTTTTCTTTTTCATAAGACCCAAGAGAAAAACAATTCCATTCTTGAGTAAAATAATCGACCTTATCAGAACTTTTAATTTCAGCGCTTTTATTATAGATAGCAACCTGAAGAGCATTAGCCTTACCGATTAAGTAGTTTTTTGCTTTTCCTTTTGTACCATAAGACGCAACAGCTAGACTTACATCACTTAGGTCTAATTCGCTTAAACCGTCAAAGGTTCTTATAGTACGGGTAAAAGTGACTAAATTTTGTACAAAATCATTTTCAGGTGTCCACCCTTGAACATCAGCAGCAAGATGTACCGCGCAACCTTTAGGCTTATGACCTTCATCAAGCAAAGAACGTGCTATATTATCTAATAACCGTTGTACGGCTTCAGGAGTTCGAGTAGAAATAGCTTTAGGAGATAATTCTATTTTTAGATGCTGTCCTTCTTGGTCCAACTTACTATAGTAACTTGAGTATAGAACAACGAAACCTATTTTATTATTTTGCAACTTAAAACGGTAACGAGAAGCTATACCCATTTTTTTTACATGCGTTTCGACATTTAGAATGTCATCGGTTAAAGTTTCTTTCCCTTCGACCAAAAGATTTAATTTTTCAATAACTGATAAATTTGGCCTACCAAAATAAAGTTGTCGGACAGTATCAACGGAAGTTAAAACAATATTTAAATCTGAATGGTCATTGATAGAGCAATCACTAACAAAAATATTACCATTACTTTGAGTAATACCCTGAGCGAGTGAATCCTGTGTAAATCTTTGATGTAATTTATAAGCCATTTTCTTTCCTGTGAGCTGTAACGGAGTACTTTTAATAAGTCTTACTAACGTGATACAAGGACGTTAGGTACTAAGCCGAATCTGAACCAATGCCGCCTGATGTTTGGGGACGGTCACACCGAATAAAATTTTCATAAAAATCTTCGTACTGAACCTTAGCTGCACAATCAGAGATGGCTGTAAAACGATAACCAGCCTCAATAAGATCATACTGACTGAATCGCTGGACAACCTGACCGTTCTGGGAAAGAGCGATCAAATACAACACCCCCTTGGCCTTTGAACTTATTGACCCAAGGATATGAATATTTAACCCATCAAAAGGATGGGTAAGCCCATGAGAACCAGAATCAAGCAATAAAGGATCATCAACAGGCAAAGCGGCTAAATGAGAATCAGGCACACTAGCAGCAGGCAAAACAGAAGCAGACGCAGACGGAAAAACTTCAACAGGTTCAGAATCCAAAAGGAATGGCATCTTAAAATTACCTGAGAAGACCAGGTAAGCAAATAGAGCAAAAAAAACAGCAGATGCTTTAAAAGTCCAATGTTTCCAAATAGGAATAATGTCATTTGCTGCAAGCTCAGAACCACCGCCACGCGTATGGCTTTGATAATACTTAAAATAACGCTTTTGGTACTGCCGGACACTACTATTAACAACCTCGCCTCTGATACCATCCCTAACTTTTCTAGTATAAGAAGATTGTGAACCGATAGCTGTATTTTTGCGGACTTGGTAAACAACCTGGACAAGATCACGAATCGCTTTATTTATCTTAGAATAACTTTGAGTAATCAACAAAACATCAGCTGATTCATGCCGGTGCAAACTATACCAGTGCTCAACCTCTAAAACTGTACCAGAGTAGGGCAAAGCAATATGACATTCATCAATGACATAAAGAGGACCAGCACCACTATCAGGATGCCGCCATTTGTCCGAATAATCGCAAGGATTAGAAAAAGGGTAACTATTAACAGATAAAACAACACTAGAACCTGTAAACATAGAAGTTAAAGCACCTTCAAAAGTATTAGAACTAGAAGAGGGCTTAATTTCTGCCGGAACTGCAAGGCTCTTTTGCCTTATTTCAATTAGATCAAGATAATCCTCATTAATCGCCTTAAAAACTTCAAGATTTAGCGGTAAATTAGTGATTACTTTACGCCCTGACTTTAAAGCAGGCAGAACATGATAGACAACGGCTTCATAACTCTTACCACCGCCTGGCGCACCCAATAATAAATTGATCATAATTAAGAACCTAGTCTAACAAAAGGGATTAATTGCAAAGTCAAACGAATAAGCAACGCTGAACCGATCATCGTCAAAGCAGGGCCAGCGCCAACCAAGCCCAGAACATTACTTATTCCAGAATCTAAAGCTGCAAAATAATCAGGAAAAGTGGGAACAGGTATCACAGTCAAAAGCGAAACAGCCAAACTTATAACCTGGTCAAAAACCCAAACGAATAAATCAGTAAATATTTCCCAAAGGTCTATAAAAACCTGCAAAAAAATATCGAGTAAAAACTGAAAAAAATCAGTTATTTTTTTTAGTAAGTCAGTAAAAAACTGACCAATAGAATCAAAAGCACCTTGCACAATTAACCTCCAAATATAATTTTACGACTTGCGAAAAAATCAGAAACTAAAACAATAGCCTTGATTATTGGCCAGAGTGAACAATCAGGCGCAATATTATGAGTACCAAAATTAGCACCTGAAATACCTGTATTAAGGTTCAAGGACCAAACCGGACAAGTTCCAGAGGCAGGGGCGGCAGTAAATTGATCAATCAATAAAACCAAAGGGGCTTGATTAATTTCAGAGGTCTTAGAATCCCAAACGCCTTGCATACCATCGGGGTATTGTTGTGTATAAAAGTCCATAGAAGCGGGGGCGGATGAGTCAGAATAGGGGACGGAATAATTTGGTTCTGGTTCTGGTTCAGATGGTTCAGGAGCAGATGGTGGCTCAGTAACAGTAATTACTGTTGGGCCATTAGTCGTTTCAGTAGTCGTTGTAGTAATATTAGTTGTATTATTTGTTACGTTTGTAACTGTGGTTGTTTCGGTTGATGTTGTAGTAGTCGGAGTAGCTGAAATAACATTTCCAGGAAAATAGTCAATATCATAATTGGTTATTGTTGTTGTAGTATCAGTTGCGGTTGTAGTTGTAGTGGTATTCGAATCAGCATCATAAATGCTAGTGGATAAATCAGGATTACTAACAGTTGTGGAGGTGGGCGCAGTCTGAACAGAAGCGGGGCCAGCTGGAGTATCATAAGTAGGTGAAATTGAATCTATACTTTTTTGAGTTAAAGAATCCAAAATTGTGTCAGCATTAATAGGTGCCTGCTGAAATACTTCCTGAATACCAGCTTCTAAATCTGATTCAGAAGCTGTAACGACTTCATTTTTTTCAACTGTAGTAGTTACAACCTCTAAATGATTATGCTGTGTAAATTCAGTGTGCCCCCCACCTTCATTCCACAAAGTATAAAAATATGTAATGCTAATCAGATCAGGATCAGAAGGATCAATATAACTAGGAAAAACTTCATAACGACATGAACCTAAACCAGTATTACGCTGCATACAACGAGAATAACCATTATCAACAGCTTGGCTAAAAGTAAGTTCAGTATCAGTACCAAGTGGCTTATAAATAGTAGTATTATCTAAAGTGAGTTCGTTTTTTTTCCAAATCCCCTCAACATCATCATAAAAAAGATCATAAGCAAACGCAGCAAGACCTAAAACAGCCAAAGGTCCGGGCTTAAAAGCTTGTTTAGCAGCAGCTTTAGCAATTTGAGAAAGTGGAAGTCTTTTAGTTATCTGAACAGGTAAACTTTCACCCGCGAGTATTAAACTTTGTTGACCCTTGAGAGCAACACCCGACATAGTTGCAGGCATACGCTGCAAAAGTTTATCAATACCAGGAACAACTTTACCGCCAGGAACATTAGGAGCACGTACTAAGATACTGTCAGCAGATGACCAAAGAACACCGACAGAATAAACAGGGGAAGATAAAACTAAGAGAGTTATAAAAAGAGCTTTTTTTTTTATCATGGTTTAGAACCCATTGCATAGACAAAAGCCCACGCTGCTATTGCACCGATAAGCGTAATAATAACGTGAGCTAATGTGATCATGTTATACGATTAAGCTCTTGAGATTGCACGCTTAGCAAGACCAATGCCTTTGAACGCTAAGGCAACACCAACGATCAAAACACCAGCACCCGATACGAATGCAGCAATTGCAGTTAAATCTACAGCAGTAAAAATAGCAGCCATTTTATTATTCCTTTTTAAAGTTTTTGTATTACAGCCTTGGCTACACCAACGGCATAACCAATAGACCAGAAGGTTAAAACAGCACCAAAACCCCATGAAAAATCATAAAGTATGTCTGATGCTGTTATTTGTGAATTAGATATATTCACAAATTCAGTGTATGAAAGCGCAACAAGATTGGGGCAAGTGCCGTCAAGATTGAAAGCAACTTGTTGAACTACCCCAGCATTTATAGTTGTGCAAATCATGTTATTAAGTTATTTATTTATTTCTTAGGTACTGGTGAAATTGAAGCAGAAGGAGAAGTTTTTTCTTCTAACACTTTTCTTATGCTGACAGCAGATAAAACGGCTTTATTACCGCCACCCATATCAATATCACAAAGAATCTCCATTTGTGTGGGGAAAACTAATTCACCAGATTCTTGCTTTGCCTTAAGTTGATCAAACATTGCAAAAGGCATTTTTATTTTCATTAATTCACGGCCTAAAACATTTTCATTTTTTCCGCTGTTTGGTTTTGATACCCAAATGGAGCCGCCTTTGTTACCTTCCATCTCGTAACGTGTTAATGACTCTACTTGGCCTACTACTGTTGTTTGCATTTCTGACATGAATGATTCCGACATTTTGTTGTCCTTATATTGTTTTAGTTAAATTAATGTAAATTATGTTTATTTCGTTATTGGGTGCATCCTGCGGAACGTGCTTTACGTTCCAATATCTCTTTAATCCTGATAACTTCAACTAATCAATAAATGCTTTTACGCAAGCTCCAAAGATTTATTAATAAGTTTCCGTAAAATCAGTCTTAATGAGCTATTTCCTCTACAATCACTTGCACAAGATCAAAGTCAAGGTCAAAGGATTTAATGTGCTACGCGCTTTTTTTTAAAAGTTCAAACCCCATCCTCACCAATCCGCTATTGCAATGCAGTCCGTATCCAGACGAGGCGGGACAAGTTTTTCAAGGTGTGGGCGAAAAACAAGGGTAAAGTGCACGGCCAGCCGCCCTTGTTTTTCGCCCACACCTTGAAACTTGTGACCCACCCCGTCCGGCTCCGATCTGCTATTTCAGCGAATCTCACAAATTTTCTTCTTAAATTCAAAAGAAAAAGAAAAGTCAAAAGAAGAGGCACGCGTTTAATCACAACTATTGCTCAGTAGGTGGTTTTACTGAATAGAACTTTTCTATTGCGTTCTTTATTGGTTCTGGTAATTCGTTTACATAAACAAGCTGTTTGTTTAAATACAAAGTCATTATTGATTGAGTCAATTTAAAAGGTTTGATACCTCGCTCGATTGATTCTGTTTCTAAACGCAAGTAGTTTTTTGAGCTTAAGCCAGTGCGATAAATACGCTCTGATTTCATGTTTTCTTCAGGATCAGTTGTTCTTGGGGGCAGTATGTCACTCATGCTGCACACTCGATCATTAAAGGTTGGTTTGTATTACAAGACGGCTTTAATGAATTAATCCAAGAAGAATAAGCGGTGTAAACATCTAGCTTTTGTTCTTCTGTATAGCAAAGTGCAACCAAGCCATCATGTAAGCCGTGCAAATAAGCGTGATTCTCCTTTAATGGCTTAGATGCAAAGGAAATACTGGATTGATTAGCAAAAGAGTGAAAAAGATCAAAAGCATCGGTTTCAGGTGTTAAAACTATTAAATCGCTCATTTTTGAAAATCCATCATTTTAGTAGTCAACTGAAGTAAATTAATCATTCTGTATTTCCCGATCCTTAAAGTAGGAATATATCCGTTGTCCACCCAACCACCAATAACACCAACGCTCAAGCCAACAGACTCAGCAAACTTCTTTTGATGCATTATAGGAACATTAAAATTTAATTTAATTTCCGGACCAATATCACCACCTATTGATTTGACTTGATTATTTGATTCGTTCATTATTACCCCTTAGCCGTTAAGGCTGGTTTGAGCTGGTTTGTTAAATGTTACAGGTATTATATACTTGTAGGTATAGAATACAAGTAAATAATACAAATATATAAAAAAATGAAAGAAGAAAAAAAACACGACACAAATAAAAGGATCAAAAAAATAAGGGAAATAAGTGGATTAACTAGAGATGAGTTCGCTTTAAAAGTAGGAATAAAAAGCGGACAATTAGCAAACATAGAACACGAAAAACAATTTGCGCCTAGTTGGATGATAGAAACAATAAGCGAATCATTTAACGAATATGGATACTGGTTAGGAACAGGAAAAACAATAGAAAGCGAAGGACAAATAAGCCCAGACATTGAAGAGTCAAGGCGAAATCTAAAAACGGGTACGCACTAGCACGGAGAGTTGCGGATAATTGGCAGGGAGCTAGTAAAAGGAGATAGTATGGAAAAGATAGAGCTAATAAAATCAGGAATTTTAATATTTGCAATTTTAACGCTGACAACCCTAATTATAATTTTCTACCAATCAAAGAAAAAAAAAGGATTTAAACAGAAACGCCAACGCCACCCAAGAGGAAAAAGAAGCAACCGTATAAAATGGAATATCGACCCTGAAATAAAAGAAAGGTTAATACAGTACGAACTCAAAAGAATGCCAAGCCTAAGCAGAGAAAAAGCAGAACAATGGGCAAAAGATAGATTAGAAAGAGACAACAGATAATAAACTAAAACCTTCCACTTTCTTTCCAGTTTTACGAGCTAAACACAGCCACAAAGCAACAACACAAAACAAAGAACATAGGGTTATAAGCAATTATAGCCCTTTAAAGCTCAAATAAACGCTCTTTTAATGCGATTGTCGCGAGTTCGAATCTCGCAGGACCCACCACTGAAGATGATTTTAGAACAAAGACTTAGAAAGGATTTTAAGTTTCAGTAACTGTGTACTAAACGAGCGACTACAGTGATAACTACAGTAGTTTAGTTTATTTCTCTTTCAAGAGGAAACACAGC